GTGCTGACTCGAGCGAAGGGGTGACGTTCCTCAAAACACACAAACACATCCAAGTCAATATCAAGCCTGATGAGTTCGCAAAGTACAACTCCAGGACCCGTGAAGGCAAGGCACCTCGCGCGGTCAACGATCTTGGAGTTGCCGCAAGCCTTCGTGCCCCTTGGCTTGTGAACGCAATTAAAGAGGTGCTCTCGAAGACCCCACTCACCACTGACTGGGGCTCGTACATCTGTGTCGCGAAATCCCACGTTGACACCGTCTCCAGCCTTTTCCAGCGCATGGAGACGTCCAATCTCTTCGTCTACCATTCAGACGATTCCACTGTTTCCTTTGTGACGTCCGAGGGCCCTTTTTGGGCCAACTTGGACATTTCCTCTTGCGACGCCAGCAACACCCAGTTTGTCTTCTGGGCGTTGTTGGAGTTCGCACCGGGGATTTTCAGCAACCACATGTTGGCGCTCATAGACCAGTGCGCACACACATGCAGAGTTGGGTACGGGAAGGGGAACTTGGTCTTCAAGCCCAAGAAATTCTTCGAGTACTCCGGCTCACTCTTGACCACTCTGCTTAATAATATAGCCAGCCTGGCAATCGGATTCCATATAACTAATGGAGACACTAAGAGGAGCAAGGCGGCAACTAAGCAGTTCGTCAAGGACAGGTTGGAAACATGTGGGTGGAAGTGTACACTCCAAGTGTGCTCCAAGATCGAGCAGGTACAGTTTCTCAAGATGTCCCCTTGTCGGGCTGTCGACGGAAGCATCGTAGCCATTCTCAACCTCGGAGTCATCCTTAGATGCCTCGGACAGCGAAGGGGCGATTTACCTGGTAAGGGATGCCTGGTTCAGCGGGCCAGGGCGTTCAATGCCGGGTTAGTGAGAGGGATGGTCCACGCAGGGAACCATTCCTTCTTACGAACCTTGCAAACCAAGTTCCTCGCTCATCGCCAAAGGGAAGATACCGTATACTACAATTCCTCTGCTGTCGAGGGGATGGTGAGATCCGAGAATCAGGTTCTTGATGACAGCAGTGTTCGCGCCCGGTATGACATCAGTTCATGCGCCTACGAGGAGCTTTGCTCTCTAGTGATGGCAGCAGACGTCGGTGACTCTATACTGTGTGATGCGACTCGCAAGATAATGGACCTGGATTACGGGTTATGACACCGTAGCATGCGATGGGGCCAACCCCGGGTAAAACCGGAATACAGGTTGACAACTGGGCCCTAGGAGATCTCGTTAGTACATGTAGCTCGGCTCTTGGAACGCGATCCCGCCTCGCCAATGATTAAATACTGCTTAACAACAGGGCGATAACATGTTCCTAGCAAGCTCCCGACCGGGATGGCTCAATCCCTCCGGAGAGAGTTTGTTCGGTCCGCTTGTGTGAGTCCGTGTTGAGTATCCCCGCGGTTCGCCCGCACCATGATGCAAAATACATATTAC